CTTCTTTTGCTTTCCCCGAGTTCCATCCACACGACCGCGAACGCCTTATCCGTTTTAAGCTTAAGTACCGTTTTTGGGGTACTAGCCTGGAAGGCACTAGACAGGTATTTACCTACACAGAAATCCTCACTGATGACATCATTGAAGAGTACATCAACGACGAGCTTATTGACTCGCGTCCTAATCCACTTGGTACTATCCCCGTGGTACATATTCCGAATGTTCGTATCAGCGGTAGCCCTTGGGGTCTTGCTGATTGCTATGACATTATCAATATTAACCGCTCTTACAATGAGACTGCTACTGATATTGCTGACATTGTTAATTACCACGCAGCGCCAGTCACAGTCATCATCGGTGCTAAAGCTTCTCAGCTTGAAAAGGGCGCTAATAAAGTCTGGGGTGGGCTTCCAAAAGACGCACGAGTAGAAAACTTAGAAGGCGGCGCTCAGGGCCTTAAGGGCGCTATGGAGTTCCTTGCAATGATGAAGAAGTCAATGCATGAGATGATCGGTGTTCCTGAAACAGCTCTAGGTCAAGCGCAGCCTATTTCTAATACATCTGGTGTTGCACTATCTATTCAGTTCCAACCTTTGATGAACCGTTACCACCAAAAGATTATTCAGTATGCTCATGGTCTTGAGCGCGTTAATGAGTTAATCCTTCTTAACCTTGCGCTTAAAGAACCAGAGACATTTACTTGGGACCCTAACGCTAGCAGTACTCCTTTAAAGCAGGGTCAAGTATCACAGTTAGATTTTAATGACCCTCTTACTTACCGCTCTTATGTCCACTTCCCACAACCACTCCCACTAGACAAGCTAATTGCTCTCAACGAGATTCAATCCAAGCTGTCTCTTGGACTTGAGTCTAAAGAAGGAGCTCTTCGCGCACTTGGAGAAGAGTTCCCTGCTGAGAAGCTCACAGAGATACGTCAAGAACTTCAAGACGATGCTATGGCTGATGGGGCCCTTAAACTTATTCAGACTCAAATTGAACAGGATATTGTCGCTCTTACTGGTGCTCAACCAGGGGCCGCAGGCAAACCGTCCACCCCAGTAACAGGCACTGGTGCCGCGGGTGGAGAAGTACCAATGCAGCCTACTGAACCAGTAGTGCTTGATGAGGCAACCGTTGCAGCCCAAATGGGTGACCAGCAACTACGTGTTCGCCTCGTAACCGATGCTTACGGAACACAACTTCCTCAACGAAGGGTGCCGCAAGACTACGAGAAATAAAGCTATTTAAGCAGACAATCTCGCAGTAAATTGTCAAAATAAAGACAGTAAAACTCGTTAGGTCATATGTGCTACGCCGCAAGGTATTTGGAAAACGACCCCTAGGATGTAAGGAAACAAGAATGTCAGAAACAGCAAATCAAATGGCGGATGCTTTTGAAGCAGAAGCTAACGTAGCTCCAGTTGTAAATGTGTCGGGCGTTGACGCGCCTACTGTTACTACTACGGAACCAACTAGCAATCAGAAGTTTTATACAGATGAAGATCTAGCTAAGGTCCGTTCTCAAGAGAAAGATAAGCTTTATCCAGAGATTGAAAGATTGAAGGAAGAAGTACTGTCTCTTAAGAAAGATAAAGAAGAAAAAGCCGCTCGTAAGGCTGCTGAAGAAGCTGAAAAAACTGCTTCTAAAGCTGCTAAATATAAAGCTAAACTTGAAGATGACTTGGACGCCAAGGAACTCTTGAAGATTAAAGAAGCTGAGTGGCAAGAGCAGTTGGCTCGTGAGCGTCAGGAACGCGAAACGGCCTTCGCTCTTCTGGAGCGTGAAAAAGAGTTTGCTAACCTGCAATCTTACCGCCAGCACTTGCTTGATACCGAACGCGACAACATCATTCCACAGCTCGTTGACTTTATTCAGGGTAATACCCAAGAAGAGTTAGCTCAGAGCGTGGAGCAGTTGAAAGAGCGTTCCGCAAGCATTCTGGAATCTGCACAAGCTGCTCTCCAGCAGCAGCGCAGAGATATGCGCGGCACAAGTGCAACTTTGCCGCCAGCTGGACCACTGGAAACTAATTCGGAACAACGTATGCCTACGGCTGAAGAAATTGCAGCCATGCCGATGAACGAATACGCAAAATATCGCAATCGTATTTTGAGCCCAAACGCTCAAGGTAAGAGTCGCGGACTACTGGGTTAACAAAAACAACCTATTAACTACTATCAAGGAGTCATAGCTAAATGGCATCAGGAATCACAGGAACAGGCAATCTTGCCGCGTCCCCTACAGCGTATTCAGGTACCAACACCCAGCTAACTCAAGCGATCCAGACTATCTGGTCTAAGGAAATTCTTTTCCAGGCCATGCCAATCCTTCGCTTTGAGCAGTTCGCAGTCAAGAAGACTGAACTCGGTGTTGCTCCTGGTCTACAGATCAACTTCATGCGTTACAACAACCTCGGATTCGCTTCACCTCTCGTTGAAGGTGTCCGTATGACAACTAACGCTCTCACAGCACAGCAGTTCTCAATCACAGTATCTGAGCATGGTTATGCTCTTGCTGTTTCTGAGCTCTTGCTCAATGCTTCATTTGATGACGTAATGGCTTCAGCCTCACGTCTTCTCGGTCGTAACATGGCTGTCTATCTAGATCAGCTCTCACGCGACACTCTCTACGCTGCTACTTCAACCATTTATGGTGAAGATCGCGCAGCTGTAACAGCAGTTAACTCATGGTATGGCTATGGAACAACTGCTGCTTCCCGCGCTGAAATGCTTGGTGGTTTTTATCTTTCACCACATACAGTTAAGGATGCAGTTGAGACATTAAGCACAAAGAACATTCCTCGCCTTGGTGAGACATATGTTGCTTTTGTTCACCCACACCAATCACGCCGTCTTCGTGACAATCCAGAATTCATTGAAGTCACTAAGTACGCTGCTCCAGGTAACTTCATGCTCGGTGAAATCGGCCGTCTTTATGACTGCGTATTCATTGAGACCACACAGGTCCTTAAGGTCGCTGGTGGTGCTGGTACTTCTTACACCGCAGACACAGCTGTTGCTAACCCAGCAGTAACACCTGGTGGAGGATATACAACTCCTGCTACCTACACAGGTAACGGTGCTGCTGATCGCTATTCCGCTATCTTCATTGGAGATAACGCATTCGGTCACGCTATCTCACTTCCAGTTGAACTCCGCGATGGCGGAATTCTTGACTTCGGTCGTGAGCATGCACTTGCTTGGTACTCAATCTTCGGACTTGGCCTAATCACAGACCAGTCTGTAATCATTGCAGAAACCAACTAATTACAACTAAATAGCTTAAAGGGCGGGGGCTTAGGCCCCTGCCTTATCTAACCGAGTTACTAATATGGAGGATTTAATGGCTAAAGCAAAGCCCACCGACGCTACAGGCGTTGTACGCGAGAAGCTAATGGAACAGAATGCGCAAGCTCTACAAGAGCGCGCATCTGAAATGTCTATGGCTACCGCAGAAGCAAAAGTAAAGTTAGAGACAGAAGTAATTGACGCTACTGTTCCAGACCGCCCAACACTCATTGTTGATGAAGTAATCACTCTGGGCAAAGAAAATGAGTCTGTAGAGATCCGAGTTATTGAGAACATTGAGAATATGACTCTTGGCGCTGGAAACAACTACAACTTTAGAGCTGGTCAGAAATACCGCGTAACAAAGCAGGTTGCCCTACACCTAAAGGAAAAGGGTTACCTAGCAGGAGTTCTCTAAGATCTACTTAGCGGAGTGGGCGGCCTTTAGGGGCCGCTTCTTCGTTTATAGAAGTATTATTGTTTATGTAATGTGAGGAGTGCTGCGTGGCATATATGAATGACCTGATTTATCGGGTCCGCCTTGAACTAGGCGACCAGCCACAGCAATTTACATTTAACTCTGTAGGGGATGGGTATACCTCAGATTACCCTCTCCCTTGTAAGCCTATTGATATTAATACTTTAGCTGTCTATGTTAACGGCAGCCCTGTTGCATACCCAAACGGGTACACAGCCGAATTTGACCTAGGGGTTATTCACTTTGCTCACACCCCACCTGCGGGCGCTAGTATTCTTGTAACTGGAAATAGGTTCCGTTATTTTACAGATGAC